TGGGGGCCAAATGGTGCGCCGGCCTTTACCGTGGTCGGCACGCTGAAAATCGTTGCTCGCGGCGAGAGTCCGGCGCAGGCCGACGATGCCGCGGCTGCTGTGCTGTACGCGCAAATGGAACTGTTGCGGCGGCAGATCAAGGCGGCGGTCATCAATAACCCGGGGCTGATGCCTCTGATCCAGCAGTTCAAGGCGTTTCGAACGCGGATCCACATCGGGGACGAGCAAAGCGCGCATCACATGGCGCAGCTCACGGTCGAGATCGACCTCGACTACGTCCAGGGCCCGGAAGCGTTTTACCAGTCTCAAGGCGCGCCGCTGCAAGGCGTCGATCTCTGTGTCGTTGAACCGGACGGCACCGTCTCGCCTGGCTTGTCCATCACCTTCAATCAGTAGGAGCGCCACCATGCGCATCAAAGCCGCGCCGGGTCTCAAAGTGAGGCACCCGGAGAACAAGCAATTGTTGCCCGACGAAGGCATCGACGTGCCGGACGACGATATTTTTTGGACCAAGGTCCTCAACGATGGTGATGTCGTGATCGTGCCCGTCAAGGCCGTGTCCGCGAAGGATTGTGAAAAAGCATGAGTGCGATTCCGTTTCGCGTCATTCCGTCGACGTTGCGCCTACCCGGCGCGTACGCCGAGCTCGACAACTCCCAGGCGAACACGTCGCAGGCGAACCAGCGTGCGCTGGTGATCGGTCAGATCACGGCGGCCGGTATCGCAACGCCCAATGTGCCGCTGATCTCGGCCGGCACCGGCGACGCCGCATTGCAGGGCGGCGCAAACTCGATTCTGGCCTCGATGCTGAACGCCTATCGGCTGAACGACAGCTTCGGCGAGGTCTGGTATCTGCCGCTCGCGGATGCTGTCAGCTCAGTTGCAGCGGTGGGCTCCATTGCGATCACGGCCTCGCCGACCGGCAACGGGGTGATTTCGCTCTACATAGGCGGCCAGGTCGTCAATGTGCCGGTAACGGCCGGCCAGGCGACGACAGCGATCGCCACGGCCTTGAGTGCGGCGATCAACCTGATCCCGACGATGCTGGTCACGGCGACCGTCGCCACGAGCACCGTGACGCTGACGGCCGATAACAAGGGCCTGTGCGGCAACGACATCGATCTGCGGTTCAATTACGGCGGCATTGCCAACGGCGAAGCCACGCCGGTAGGCATTGCGTACACCGTGGTGCCGATGACCGGGGGTGCAATCAACCCGACGCTGACGACCGCGCTCGGAAATCTCGGCAACATGACGTTCGATTTTATCGCCACGTCGTTGACCGATACGGCATCGCTCAACGCCTGCCAGCAGTTGCTCAACGATACAACAGGGCGTTGGAGCTGGCTGTCCCAGCTCTACGGTCACGTGTTCGCGGCAAATCGCGGCACGTGGGCGGCTCAAACGACGCTCGGGCTCACGCGCAACAACCAGCACGAGTCGATCATGGGGTTTTACGATAGCCCGTCGCCGGCCTGGGTCTGGTCTGCCTCGATGTGCGCGGCCGCGGCGGTCAGCGTTCGGGCTGATCCGGGGGTGCCGCTGCAGTATCTGTCGCTGATCGGTGTCCTGGCGCCCCCGGTCCAATCACAGTTCTTGCCAAACCAGGATGAGACCTTGTTGTACGACGGAATCTCGACCTTCCTCGTTCAACAAGATGGCACGGTGCAGATCGATAACATGATCACGACCTACCAGGACAATGCGGCCGGCGCGCCCGACGACAGTTACCTGGAGGTCGAGACGATGTTCCAGCTCATGCTGGAGATTCGCACCTTGAATTCCATGTTCCTGTCGAAGTTCGCGCGCTGCAAGCTGGCCAGCGACGCGTCCAAGCCGCCGCCGAATTCTGGCCTGGTGACGCCGAGCATGATCGCGATGGAAATCATTGCGCTTTACCAGGAGCGCACAGACGCGGGCTTCGTGCAAAACGCCGCTGCCTTCGCGGCAGCGTTGCGGGTCCAGAAGAACACGACCAACCCGAATCGCGTCGACATCCTTTGGCCAGGTACGCCGGTCAACCAGATGCGCACGTTCGCCACGCTGGTGCAATTCCGCCTGCAGTAAGCCGCTGTTCAAACGCAGCAGAGGGCCGTCTTCGGACGGCCTTTTTTATAGGAGCGCCACTCAATGGGCAGCAATGTAATCGCGGGTATTGCATCCGCAACGATCGACGGTACCGCCTACCAGCTCGAAGGCTCGGCGAAATATTCCGTGAACACGGTCAAGCGCGAGTCGAAGGTGGGCCAAGACGGATTCCACGGGTGGAAAGAGACGCCTGTTACCGGTTCCATTTCGATGTCCCTTCGTGATGGAGGTGGCCTGACCGTCGCGGATTTTGACCAGATGCGCAGCGTCACTGTCGTCCTGACGCTGGCGAACGGCAAAACCATCGTCGGCCGCAACATGGGCGCGACGGAAACCCAGGAAGTTGAAACCGAGGATGCCAAGTTCGAAGTCAAGTTCGAAGGTCCGCAGGTGTCGGAACAAACTGTGACGGTGAACTAAGCCATGACCGAGCAAAAACAAACGCCCAAGGAAATCCCCGAAACACTGACGATTCCGTTGAAGCGGTCGATCACGGTGAAAGAAGGGGCCAACGAAACGACGCATGAAGAGCTCGTGTTGTCCGAGCCCAACCTGGCGCAGCTCAGCCAGTTTATCAAGCGCGCGCAGAAGGAGACCTCTGTCGACAGCATGAAATGGCTGATCGCGGCGGTCGCGGACATCCCGCTCGCTGCGCTCGACAAAATCGGCGTGCGCGAATACTACGCGGCGCAGGACTACCTGACGCTGTTCCTTACCCCGCCCGAAGCGGATGATCCCGCGGGAAACGCGGAGGGCTCCCAGTAAATTGGGAGCACGTCCTGGCGGTGATGGCGAAGTTCTATCACTGGTCGCCTAAAGAGGCGTGGGGGCTGCGCTGGAGTGAACTGCGCTGGTGGGCGGATCAGGCCGACCAGATGATGAAAGGGAAGTGATATGGCCGCAACGAACGAGTTTGTCCTGCGCATCCGCGCCGATGACAAAGCCACCGCGACGATCAATAAGATCAAGAACTCGATCGCCAAATTTACCGACCCCATCGCCAAGACCCAGAGCCGGGTCTCAAAGCTGGGTGACATTGGCAAATCGTCGCTCGGGAAGTTGGAAAAATCGTTCGAGGGCGTTTCGCGCTCCGCCTTGAAGGTGGTCGATCGCATCGTCGAGATTATCCCGGGCCTGACGGCTATCGGGGGCGCTGCGTCGCTTGCCGGGCTCGCTGCTATGACCGAGAAATTCGGCACCTTCGGGTTCTCGGTGACGAAGGCATCAAAGCTGCTTGGCATGTCGACCAGCGATCTCCAGGCGTGGCACGTTGCCGCAAAGAAGGCGGGCGTCTCGGCCGATCAATTCGACCAAGGGATGAGCGGTTCGCAAGACGCGATCCGCGGTGCGGCCTACGGCGCCAACCCCGAAGCGATGATGTATCTGAACAAGATGCATGTTGCGATCCAGCGCAACCAGGACGGCTCAATCGACTACCTGACCACTCAGGAACGCATCATGAAGGCGCTGGCCGCGCAGAAGAGCGTAGAAGGGCAGCGGGCTGCGGCTGGCGCCCTCGGCATGAGCGGCATGCTGCCCATGATCCAAAGGGACTCGTGGGACAAGGACAAGGGCGATGCGCAGCGGCGGGGTCTGGTCATGAGCCCCGAGGCAATCGCGCGTGCAGATGCGTTCAAGCGGCGCGTCATCGATCTGCAGTCGTCGGTAGAGGGCTTCGGCAACACGATAGGCGACAAGCTCATTCCTGTACTGGAACCGGCCGTTGTCGCGATCACGAAATGGCTCGACGACAACAAGGTCCAAATTGCCGAAAGGCTTTCGGCTGCGGTCGGCAAGTTCGTGACGTGGATCTCCAGCATCGACTGGAGCGCCGTGGTCTCGAAGGCCGGTAAATTCGTCGACGCGATCGGCGGCGTCAAGGGCGTTGCAATCGCCATCGCGGCGATCACTTTTGCAGGCCCGCTTGCCAGCATCGCAAGCCTGATTGCCAGTATGGTCACGCTAACGCGGGTCATTGTGCCCGCTGCAATCGGTGCGCTCGGCTCGCTGGGCGTGGCGGCTGGGCTGGCATACGTGGCGCTCCAGGTTGCGAAGGCGGCAGGATTGCCCGATACGGACGAAGGGAAAGGTAAGGACGACATCCGCAAAGGGGACTGGCTCGCCGCCTCGGCGCATCTGCCAGCAATCGATTTCCTCAAAGCGCTGGCTGCAAAGATCGGCGGCCAGACCGATGCGCAGATCGCAGGCGCGCCGGCACCCGCCGCGCCATCCGCACCCGCCGTCCCTGGGGCAAGTGAGGCGCAGCCTGCTGGCGCTGCCGCTGCACCAACTGCGACCGCTCAACCGTCTGGTGATGCGGCGGGTGTGATGTCGAAGCTCCAAGCGCTGGGGTGGACGAAGGCGCAGGCCGCAGGGATTGCTGCCAATCTGAAACAGGAAAGCGGTTTTAATCCCAGCATCCCGGGTGATAACGGCGCCGCCTACGGCATAGCCCAGTGGCATGCCGATCGCCAGGACGAGTTCAAGAAATGGGCCGGTCACGATATTCGCGGCACATCCTTGGACGAGCAGCTCCAGTTCCTGAACTACGACTTGCGTCAAGGACCGAATCGCAAAGCGGGTGATCTCCTTGCTCGGCAAACGACAGCCGAGGGTGCGGGGCGTGCCGTTTCCCAGTTTTACGAGCGGCCGGGCGACATCGTCGGTGAGGCTGCGCTTCGAGGTGCGAGCGCGAACCGCCTGTATGCCGCGGCGGGTGGTGAAGCGGGCGTTGCCGGCAACGCGGGCGGTAACGGGGCGTCCGGGGCACCGGCTACGGCGCAGGTTCATGTCACTTTCGCGAATGTGCCGCCTGGCACCAAGGTGCAAGCCAAGTCGCAGGACGGTGGCTATCTGCCAACTAAAGTGAACTACGCAATGGGCACCACAGGGGCTATGCCATGAGTATCGCGAACGTGGTGAACGTCGCCGGCAGCATCGGCGGCGTCGCCTCGAAGATCGGCAATCTCGCCAAGCTGCTCGGTGGCCCAGCCCCCGGCAGTTGGGAAGCGTCGCTGCGCCCGGCGTCGTATGGCACCGTGAAATTCGGCGTCGAGTCGAATCGCACGGCAGGCGGCCGTAAGGGCGCCGTGCACGATTACGCGTTTCGCGACGATGTATGGTTTGAGGACATGGGCAAGCAGGCCCGGAAATTCGATTTCTCGGCCTTTTTGGTCGAAGATGATCC